CCACACGTAGTCGGCTTCGTACTGTTGCACCCAGTCGATGTTCGCTTCACTGATGCCACGTTCCGCTTCGAACGCTAACTGGATACCAGACGCTAGTGACGCCAGTGAAGGTCGCATCCACCAGGCACCCTGCGACTCATTCCAGAACGGTTCCCCATCGCAAAGATAAGAATCAGGTCCACCCAGATCCATCGACGCTGTCCAGTTTGAAGTCAGAAGCTTCGCCCCACACGCTTGTGATTCGATATTCGTGACGCCGAAACCTTCGCCCATTGTCGCGTTCATCACCAGATCACTGGCTGTGTAGAACGCCGCAAGTTCTTCCGGCGGATACCCCACACGCATTCGCTGGGCGTCAGGGAAGATCACATCTTCAGTGGGGATGCCGATCGCTTCCATAAGACGTGGAATGTCGAACCCGCCGAACACTGGTGTCGGTTCAGTGTGCAAGTAGATCTTCACTTTACGATCAGGCTTCATCTGTGTGCGCCACAGATTGATTCCTGCTAGCTGGACATCGATGGCTTTGCGATGAAGTATTCTGTTGCTTTTGTTTGCGAAGACGATGCTGATCAAGAAGTCGTCATCATCGACACCCATGAACTGTCGTGTCGGAACGCCCTGGACTTCATACGTCGGCTTGTAGATGTTCTTATCGAACGCATGCGGGGCGTAATGATTCTTGATTCCACGATCGTTCATCAATCGTTGCCCATGCAAAGACATCGCTACAGGGATCACGTTAGGTCGTTCCAAGAACTTCCGGACCAGTGGCGGGATAGTGATGTGGTCCAGTGGGACGTAGGCGATGATGTCGCCGTCGTACTCCAACTTGTCGTACACCCAAACGTCGTACAACGTCATCAAGGCGTGCTTAGCCTGCGGGTGCTTAGCTTTGAAGTCTTCCGCCCAGATCGGGATCACATCATCTGAATAGGGCTTGTAACCCTTCGGGTAGTGATCGACGTAACCATGTTTCGTCTTGATCCGGTCGAAGCTTCCTTCTAAACCGTAGTTCGATTGGACGGCAACCTTCATACCGTGGCGCATCATCCGATCGACCAGTAACTGTGCCTGAACCCCGTAGCCCGTCGGTGCTGATGGGCTGTTCGTGATTAGGCTGAGTGCGGATCCTGGAATTCGTTCGTATTTCGGCATGTCCCCCACAATAGTCGAAACCCCCACCATTCACTAGGAATGGCAGGGGCTTCGCTATCAGAGAATGGACTAAGCCATTGTGATTTTTTTGATTTCCGTGGCACCGTTAGCCACACCTGCGCCAAGACGGTAGGTGAAACGGTAGGTGGTCACGTCCTCATTGAAGGCGTAGTCAGCGGAAGTTGCGACCTCAATCGGGGTCACGGGGACCTTCACGCTGTTCCAGTCACCGAAGAACACACCAGCGACACCAGTAGCGAGATCGGGCAGTGCCACGTTCTCGAATACGGGGTATCCCAGGATAGTTCCGGTTGCACCGTTAGCCTGTGCAACACCCTGTGCCGAAGTGATGGGATCGAACACGTAGGTTCCGTTTCCATCCTTCAGACGGCGGATAGCACCAGCGGTAGCGGGGCTTACCTGGAAGGCGGTTGAAGGCAAGCGACGGATTCCTGGATTGACAGAGAATGCCAATTCAATCAATTCGTCGGCGGTCACAGCATCGGTCGTTCCGGCGGTAAGACCAGCGCCAGCGACAGCGGTCACTGCGGCGTGGATAACTTCGTTCGCTTTCAGACCCAGAGCGACGCCACCCTGTTCGGCGATCGTGGACTCAATCGGGAACCCTGCGTCCATGAGAAGTTCATTCGCCACGGGGACGAGAAACTTCAGACCAGTCATCGAAATGTTGATGCTGGAGAACGTGGGGTTGCTGTCAGCGATAGCAGAACCGGCGGTGTACTCACCAGCGGTGCTGTATGCAGTCATGACGGGGATACGGAGATCCGCACCAGACTGACGCTCAATCACGTCGGCAACGGACAGGTAGGGTCCAACCTGCGAAGCCTTCAGGAAGATCTGTTCGTAGAAGTCTTTAGGAACAGTGTTCACAGAAGGAACGATGGTGGCGCGGGACTCACGTCCGAACTTGTGACCACGGACGTCGCCACGTGCAAGTGCACGGAAGATGTCAGCGTCGGAACGTGCTTCCTCAGCGGGAACGAAACCGCGTGAAGCTTCCTCAGCCTCAGATGCGCGCTTTTCGTTGCGGGTTGCTACGTCGATCGTCTCAGCGTGACGTGCGTACTCTGCCTCAAGGCTGTCAAGCTTCTTCAGTTCCTCAGCGTCCAGGTTGCGAGACTCCGACTCTGCACGGTCGATTGTCTCCCTGATCTGAGATACCAAGTTCGCCTGTGCCTCACGGCTACGGTCGATGATACTCATTAGTGATATTCCTCACTTTGTCAGTTTGTATGGGTTAGTCGCCGGTGAATGACACTCAAGCTATCGGCAGAGATTACTCACAGTTCCGATATACCCATTCTAAGTTACGGCGTGTCGTTTACTGCGATGGGCTTGACATCATTGTGTAAAGCTGTTTACAATAGAGTCATGACACAGAAGGGAAACGAAATGATCACCACCGACATCGACACCGCACGCAAGATCGACACCCAGCTTGCGGACCTTCAGGGTGAACTGAACAAGCACCTGAACCGGATCAACAACGCATACAACAGCCTGAACCGTTACGGCTTCGACCTGGAACGTGCCCGTATTGCCGGTCGCACGAAGTCCACCTTCCGCATCAAGGTAGAGACGATCGAATCCGAAACCGTGAAGGCAGACGCAATCAAAGCACAGATGCGCGACCTGAACGAAGCCCACTACACCGGCTGGAACCGATTCTTCCTAGTCCAGCACCTGCACAACAACCAATACTGTTCATCATTCCGCTGGAACACGAAGATCGCCTGGTGCCCAGAGATCTCCGGTCTGACCGAAGAAGAAGCAGTCGCAGAATACGGTGCAACACTCTGCACCATCTGTTTCAAGTCCGCACCCACACAATAAGAAGAAGGGGACCCCGCTTCGGCGGGGTTCCCCAGAAGGGAACATCATGCAACATATCGACAACATCACCATCCACGGACGCAACGTAGAACGTGGCACCGAACTATCCATCAAGGGGAACGGACGGATGAAGTTCCTTTACATGGTCAAGAACGGGAACCGTGAATGGATCGACCTGATCGACCGCGATCGGAAGTTCAGATCCTTCCGCATCGACGACGTGAAGCGGGTACACATCAAGTCAAAGCTTCGCTGATCAGACAGAAGGGAGTCCCCCACTTCGGTGGGGGATTTTCTTTGCCCATGCGAAACCCACCACCCAGGGAACAGGGATGGTGGGGAATCCGTCTAGCGGGTCTCTTTAGCCCTAACGACGCGGATTTCTTTCGCAGGCGCTTCTTCCTCAACTGAATCAAGCGCAACGATAGCCCTAGCCATTTCATCAGCCAGGTCTTTGATTACCCCAGCATCGGGGTTGCCAGCGACCTTCAAGATCGCCGAACGGATTTCTGAATGACTAGCCATTAGACAGCATCTCCAATAATTTCAGTTTCTGTTTCTTCAGTGCAACGTAGTCTACTTCGTCCACGTCGTCAGCCTTCACTTCTTCGACGATCTCCGATTCAGGCTTAAGTTCGTTCACGACCTTCGACAGAAGATCTACTTCTTCCAGCGACATGTCGGATCCTTCCTCAAGCTTCAGAAGGACATCTGCAAGTTCGTCACTGTCCACACCGGCACGCTTAGCGATCTTCGACAGACCACGTACTGCCACAGTTCCAGCGGTCGCAACATAAGCGGGAGATGCGACAACCGAAACTTCTGCGAGACGGACAGCGTGAAGGGTTCGTTCCGTACCAGCATCGTTCCAGGAATCACGGATCACACTGAAACCAAACGACATGGAATCTAAGTCGCCACGGCGAATCAAGGTCGCCATGTCCTTCCCTAAACTTGTCGGGGCGATGTCGGCTTCCACATATAAGCCGTGCGAATCCTCTGTCAGACGCATCGTGCCAGCACGGGTAGACGCCAGGACGTTCGCAGGGTTGTGATCGTAAAGAAGGAACATGTTGTTCCGCGATTTCAGCGATCGTGAGAACGCGCCAGGGGCAACGAATTCGGTGAAGCCACCCAGGTTCTCTGATCGTGAATTGAAGACGCTGGCGTAGCCACTGAACGACATTCCGCCATCTTCGAGATCACGAACTTCGAATTCAGTCTTGTTAGTCCGCAGTTCTAGTTTCTTCACAACTTCACCTTTTGTTCTAGTCCGTTCCGAATTCTCTGCTTCAATTCTACCAACGACGCCTTCCGCGTACTCCATAGCGCGACGCGCCGATCGTTTCGACGGTCCAGATCCCCACAGAAGGTGCGCTACAACACCTGGTGACGGGTAGCCGTCTGCCTGCGGGTTAGCGTCTGGTGCGTCAAGATCTGCCATGTGTCGTGCGATCCACGCCGCAATCCGAACCCACTTGTCAGGGGTTAGTGCGTCACCGCGTTCCATCTGGCGTGCTTCTGTGACGGTGCGACCGACCAAACCATCACCAGCTAAACCTTCGTCGTAGTATTTCAAGCCTTGACGGGCTGATGCACGCATGTATGCAGGTGCCACCAGATTCACTTGACGTTCTTCCTGATCGTCTTCAATCGATCGAAACGATTCGCCTTCGTACTCACCGGCAGGATCAAGATCTTCAGCGATCGACACGGCGACCATGTTGTCGATGGCTTCGTCCTTCGTGTCATGGCAGGCAACCAATTCGCCATCTTCCTTGACCACACTCCAATTAGGGCAGTCAGGGTGACGATCAGTGATGTAATACGGCACTGCTAGTCAGCCTTCCTAATGTCTAAGACACCTACTTCAAGTCCGTTCGGATCTGATACAGCCCACAGTTCATCGTCCGGTTGCAGGGTCATGTAAAGCGTCGCACCTGGATCCATATGGATTGATGCGGTTCCAGCCGTCGCAGAAGATCCCGCTATGAAGATGTATTCGTTCGATGACTTCGTCATGTTGTGAAGAATCACATCGTGGGGCATGTTGTCGGCACCGACGATCTGTGTCGGTGTCGTGTTAGACAGTGTGTAGAGTGCGTTCCTGATTGGCATTAGGTCACTTCATCCTTGTAAACCGCTTCTGGATCTTCTGGGCTGACCTGCGCCACACCCTGAAGTTGCACGGACGCCAGACCAGTGTGATCGATCGGTGGTAGACCCATTGCCTGTAAAGCTTCGGCGGGACTGAAACCGGAGTAGACCAGTGCTTGCACCATCTTCACCCGTTCCATCTGCGCCTTCACATTGGAATCTTCGATGTTGACGTTTGCCAACGGGACACGTGGCTGTCTGGCGACGTCAGATCCGACTGGTGGCATGTCTTCCAGTGCCCTAACTTCGTCGATCGACATCGCGCCAGCTTGCAGAAGCGAACTGTAGGACTGTGTGCGACTTGTGAGATCACCGCGAAGCAATCCGTCAAGATTGAAACGCAGGAAGGCTGTCGTGCCACCACGGTAGCGACCCATCAGGGTAGACATCTGGGCTTCGACCTTCTGTGCAAGTGGGCGAAGGTTCGTGGACACCCATTGACGGTTGTTTTCTTCGACCGACGCATAGGTGTTCGTTCCAGGCAGACCCATCAAGTGCGGTGGGATGTTGAAGGCACGTGCCACATCTTCGACAGCCATGCGACGTGCTTCGATCGCTTGTGCCTTTTCAGGATCAGACTGTGTTGGCTTGAAGGTTGCACCACCAGTAAGA